AGAACTTATAAACGAATGGTGGGAAGAAAATTCTGATATGTATGACGATCCATCACCTTATCTTGATTACGAACCAACAGATCAGCAGATGTTAAGTTCCTTTGGTACTAAATGGCATGATGCACTATGAATAGACGATCCAATCCTATGTCTAACTTTAGTGTCCGTTTAGATACGGACACTTTAAACATACTGGACAGTAGAGCTAAAGAGTTAGGTGTTAATAAAAATCATTTAATTAGATTATCTATTGCTAAATACTTAGATATAGAAGTTAAAACGAACCAAGAAATAATGATTGATAAGGTTAAAGATTACTTAGATAAAGGATTTAAAACAAAAGATATTTTTAAAATGATTAAAAATGAATATAAATTTAGTAAAGCTACTATATATAAATATATTCAAAAAGCTAAAAATTACACTTCAAAAAGTGAGTCTTATTTTTACTCAAAAATATAATTAAGTTAAACTACTGCTAATTCCTTAAGTTGTTTTTTAAATTCTAAGCAACGCTCCATAAAACATATTTCACTAGACCTCAGTTTTAAACTATCCAACAGTTTTAACTGAGGTTTTCCACTTCTTCGAGCTATACATACTAAAGCCTGGGTACATTCAATACCAGTAAGTTTTCTTAGTGCATAATTATACGCACCAAGTTGATGACAATAGTTCAATAACATTTCATCACTTCTGACCTCTTTAGAGGTCTTCCAATCACAAATAGTTAACTTTCCATCAATATCTATCAAAGCATCAGCAGTACCAGCAAATCCATAATCCTTATCATAAACACTAAATTCTATGCTATGAATGGCCGTTACACGTTCCAGTATGAATGATCGTAGACCTCTTGCGTAGCCTGACGCACTCCAGCTAACACGAGGTGCGGTTTCGGCTGCTTTCGATAATGCCCATTGTGTAACTTTTGTTGGACAACGCTCCAGTTCATCTTTTCCTGCTCTCCAAATACCTCGCTTGTTTGCATTGTGTCGGGCAAGTTTCGCTCCAGTTTTGAGTAAATACTCTGCATGAGCATGAGCAAGCCTACCCCTTTCACAAGCCATATCCCTTTCATCTGCTGATCCTTTCCTTTCAATCCATCGTTCCAAAGCATCTTTTTGTTCCTGGGGTGCGGTTTCTTTTAGTATATGAGTTACTGAATGATATATATTTTTCTTAGCATCTGTATATATACGATGGGGATATATAGTGCCTGAATCATCACGTT